CCATTGAAAGTTAATGTTGGATACGTTTGTAGTTATTGTTGCGGTATTTCCTTGCGGTATGTACGGAGAGCCATTCTGACCGAGTACGTTATATACCTCAGCAGTTAAACCTTCTGCTGCACGTGCTTCTGTAGGTATGACAAAAAGCCAGCCTAAAGATAATGCAGAAACTAAAAATAAACGAAGTAGTTTCAAGTGTTCCCCTCGGAATACTCATTGCCCTCAAATAACTAATTAAAGCAGAAGTTACATTGGTTTTCTTAGTTTATTAATAATTTGTTTTGAGTTGTTATCTTGTGCGTTAGTAGACTCACCTTGTACGCCTCTACCGCGACTAGCCCAAGCAAAAATAGATGCACGACTAGTTCCTTTCACTGTTGGGGACGCAGGAATAAATTGTTGGTCTGCAACACTTCTATTATTTACTTTTAAAATTTTACGATTTAATTGGTTGCCCATCAAACGCCACTGCTCGCAGTTCCGCCGTACCCTAACCCTGATGAATCAGAAACAGTGTCACCAACATTTTGACCTAAATCTTGAATTGGGTTTCTGTACTCGTCTGATTGCGTTTGTATAGGAGTACCTGAAAGAAGTGAAGGCATCATTAAAGTTCCGTTCATGTATCCAAAACCAGTACCGACAAACCCTGACTCGTGTTTGCGGGCATACCGACGTCGCTGCGATGCTTCGTAAGCTGCAAGAGCTCCGTCAAATTGGCGACTTAAATTACTCATTAGTGGTTTCCATGCTCTAACAGACCCTCTGGGTCATAAATGCTTTTAGCTTTTAATGCTAGGGTATAGCCGGTCTCCCGTGCGTGATGTCCGCAAAAATAGAGAGAACCCGTAGAAAAAGTTGCACGAACCATGGCTCGTGCTGCGCACTGGTCACAGCGGTCTGTAGCTAATAACTCAACTTCTTTAGTAAGAGTCATGAATCAAATCCTGGTTTTGGCAAAGCCTTAGTTGAGTTAGCTGCAAATTTGTCTTCTTCATCAGAGATTTTTAAACCTCCAGGACCGTCATACTTGTCGTTTTCTGGCATAGCTTGTTTACTGAGTGTGATGCTTTGCTGAGCTTCAGATAACATGTCAATAGTCTACTCTCGTGTAGGATGCTCTCCATGCCAAAGTACGAATACTCTTGTGTCTCATGCGACTTAGATTACGAAAAAGAGCGTAGCATACATGACGCAGAACCTAAATATGTCTGCGATAAATGTAGCTACGCTCTTACTCGCGTCTTTAATTCTTTCGGCCTTCAGTTCAAAGGTTCAGGATTTTATAAGACTGGCGGTTAGTTGTAATTTGGGTCGTCAAGTTTTTTCTTTACACCTGACGAAATCACAATATCTTGACCTGATTGGTTAGCTTCAACTTGTAGGTCAGCAGCCGTCTTAGAGTTAACGTCTACTGCAGCAAAAGCTGAGTTAATTTCATCTAAGGATAGTCTGCCATCGTTCATAAACCCACGAGCTAATTTTTCAATTACTGCTGCAACTGCTGTAAGACCAGCAACTGTTACAGCTTTTCCAATTGAAATACCTGCAACCGAACCTGCACCAATTACTGATAGACCTGATGCTGCAAATACTGCAACAATGCGTAGAAGCACGTTGCCAAACATTTTAAATCCTGACTTCATCTCAACCCCTCGGTTGCTAGAGCCCCCCTCTAGTTAAGACTATTATCAGTCAGCTTGGATTCCCATGGCTTCTAAATACATATCTTTTTCAGCCATAAGGAACTCTTTAATCTGTTTCTGTCGTTCTGTAATCTGTTCTTCTGTTTTAGTAATTGTTTCTTCGTCCAATTCTGCTTTGTGTTCTTCGTAGATGTTTGTGGCATGGTCTAGGACCGACTGCCAGCCTGCTGCGGTCACTTGGGAAGCTTTCCAACGGTCTGTAATAGCTTTTGTCTTCTTACTTTTTAAGAAGGACTCAGCCTCTGCTTGGTTTGCCCAAACTTTTTTTTGTCTATTTGATTGGTATGGTGGGTATGTCATGTGGTTACCTTATCAGTTTACTTGTATTGCTCAACAATCTGTACTGGTCCTGAGGTATTGACATCCAGTTTTGCTGCAATTTCCACAGCTTTCTTTGGGTCAGCTCCAGCGTGCAAAGCTCCAATGGCATAATCAGAACCGGAACCTACACCGTAGATTCCATCTGCTGACCTGCAAACCGATAAATCGTCAGCAATGTCAAACACTTCTCCACCTACGGCAATAATAAAATTAAAGCGATTTTCATCAGCTTTTCCATCACCCTTACCCTCATTGAAATCGTACCCGTTATCGGTAAGGCACTTACGAAGAGATGGCATTACCTTTGTAATCATAAAATGATAGACATCTGCTGAGTCTTTTGCGGTTAACTTTGGCGCAATCCACATATGTTGCACAACATCGCAAGGTTGAACTTCTCCACTGCCTGCAACTAAGAAAGCTCCACGTTGTGAAATCTTCTTCATATCTGGATGGTTGTATTTCCGACCACCACCACCAGTTACTTGATTATCTGCAGCAATAACGCATTTGTCGTCGTATTGGACCGCAACGATTGTTGTCATACCCACCCCTTAAAAGAAGACCCCCCTAGGTTACCAGATAGGTCCCTAGGAGGGTCAAACAAGCCAATCTTCTTTAGTGAGTAGCTTTCATCAATTCTGCCCAAGTCTTAGGGCCAATGATGCCGTTAGAGTCCACAACGTCGTGATTGTCCTGAAATGCCACAACTGCCTTTTTTGTCGCAGGGCCGTAATCGCCGTCTGCAGCCAATCCTAGGGCTCGCTGTACGAGCTTGACAGATTCTCCATTGTCACCAGGCTTAATCTGTCCAGGGAAAGCTGGAGGGGTTTCTACGGGCACCTTGGCTTGAACCTCGTTGCCTTTGTAGTTGGGGCGACCCCAACCTACGATAGAGACCAAAACTTTTTTCTTGTTTGTCTTGTATGCACGAACTTGCTCACATACTTCGCCACCATTGCGTTGGTCGCCTTTTTTCTTACCTGAGGTGTTACCTTCAATAGTATTAACAACTCCGTCAGAATCAAGACTTACGCAAATACCTACGTGAGAAATTCTATCAACGCCGTCTCCCGGGAAATCAAAATACAGGATATCTCCAGGTTGTGGCGATTGACCGCAATCTGCATCAAACCAAGTGCCCATCTTTTTGAAAGCTGCTGCACCAGCAACTGTAGAAACAGTATTAGGAATCTTTACGCCAGCTTGACTAGCTGACCACATACAGAAGCTTCCGCACCAAGGTAAGAAGTTAGCTTTTGTAAAAGCACCGTACTTAGTCTCGTTGTCCTTTGGGCCTTCAATGGTCCCTACTTCTTTGCGAGCAATCTCAATAATTGCTGCTGCAGTTCCTTTTTCTGCCATTTACTTCTTCCTTTCTTTGAAACTGTTTCTAGGGTTCTTTGTTTCCTCTTTACGAGAACTTTTAGTTAAACCACCCATAGATTTTTTATCATCTTTGTCTTTTTTAGGGTCTTTGTTTGGGCCTTTGTCATCTCCGCCTGTAGGACCTTTTTTAGGAGGCTTAGGAGGATTTGCTCCACCACCAGCAGCTGCAGTCCTAGGCTTATCTTTTTTCTTGGTTTCAACGTACATTGGTTTTGTACGCTCAGGTAAGCCTTTTCCTCGGTCGCTGTCACTTAGCCCTATCCGACCTATTGGTTTTAATCCTTTACTTGCTGCTGCAGTTCCTTTTTCTGCCATTTACTTTTTCTTCTTCTTTCTTAGAGCAGCAAAGTCAGAACCCTCTAGCTTGCCGTCTTTGTCTACATCAAGTTTCTTTTGTTTAGACGACATGCCCTTTGAAGCCGTTTTCTTAGCAACCTTCTTAGCAGTCTTCTTCTTTCCCATACACCCACATGTAGCGCACATATTATTTCTTCTTCCTGTTTTTATTGCCCTTGGCGATGTTGTCAGAGGCTTTCATTACCTTTAGATTACTGGAGCTATCGTTTTTCTTGTTGTTGTCTGAATGGTCAACGTGCTCACTTTTTTTAAGTTTGCGACCTAATTCTTGTTCTTTCTTGTAACGGGCGGCATGAGTAGAGCTCATCTTGCCTGTTGAGGTATTGAGAGTAACCATGCGCTTGCGTCCACCCTTTTCCTTATCAGGGTAGGGCCCATAAACTTTAACGGTCATCGCGTGGTCTCTCTATCTCTCGGTCCATACAGATACACTTACATGTGTCTACCACGCAAACACCCATATCTATTTCGTGTTCACATTTGATGCAATTCATATGGAATAGTGTAAAGTGTCCGCTATGCCATTTCTGGATAAAGACAAACAAAGAGAATCCTCCCGCAAGCATTACGAAAAGAACAAAGAATCTATAAAGGAGCGGACCCTTATAACCAACCGGCTTATCAGGCAGCGCAACCGAGAGTACGTTATAGGGATTAAAGGCAATACCCCTTGTGCTGACTGTGGAGTTATCTATCCCCCTTACATTATGCAGTTTGACCACATCATTGAGGGCAAGAGAGCCAATGTCTCAGACCTGGTTCGCTCAGGGGTGTCTATAGACAATATTCAGATTGAGATTGATAAGTGCGAGTTAGTCTGCGCTAACTGTCACGCAGAGAGAACTCACGGAACGCAAGAGTAAGTTTTTAAATCCTCAATCAAAGAGTCCCAAGTTGTTAGGTGTTGTTTTTCTATTTTGTAAAAGCAATCAGTAATCTTGCGGTAAGGGTCAGTAACGGTTTTCTTAAACCACCTGTCCTTGGTCTTAGAATGAACAACTAACATATTGCCACTCTTTTGGCTAACCATCACATAGGCATATGGCTTTACTTTCTTAGCCTCATAGCCTGAGACGGTATCTACATATAAATCTTTTTGCCAAAATAACTCAGGGTCTTCTGAGAATCCCAAGTTACGTGACTTCACTTCAAGAACTAAACCGTTGTCAAGAATGATGTCTTTCTCATTCTCTGTCATACGTATAATCTCTGCTGCAGTGCTAACTAACTCTAATTCTGGAACAGTGCACTGGATACCTTCAAAGCGCAATCGCTCTGCAACCATCTCATTAAATGAATGTCCTGCAGTCATAGCGGCGTGATAATCAAAGCTCATGAGTTCCACAAATCTTCTTCGCGCTGTAGTTCAGCCTCAACTGTAGCTGGGTCGGGTTTCATCTTCTTCTTAGATACTTCGGAGAAGAACTCTTCTTTTCTGGCAATCTTGTGCGGGTGCGGTGCGGGGTAACCCGTAACTTTAATCTTCTTTTCTTTTATGTCACGTGACTCATTGTGGTACCACTCGCGGCGGTAGTCGTCGTCGTACCTCTCCTTCTTCTCCATAAATTGTTTTTTATCCATTAGACGGCCTTACCGAGTATCCGATTAACTTTTGTTCCGCATTCGTCACAGTTGCCTTGAGCCATACGACGACCTGAGTCAGACACACGCACGAAGCCTTCAAAGTCCACATTAACTTTGCATTCAATGCAATAGGCAGAACCACTGTACTGCTCAACGCCGGATGAGGTTTTTTTCTTTTCTTTCTTCACCGGAGCAGGCTTTTCGCTCGCCACGCCAAAATCGGCTATCACGTGATATCCAACTTCCATATACGTCTGAACATTAAGCATCATATCTTCAGGATGGTTAAGTTGATTACTGCTACCTAGGTAGGTGTAACGGTCTAAGTACTCACGAAGACCTGGAAGCAACTTATCCAGGAACTCATCAGTTGTCATCCAACCACATGCACGAAGACGAGCTTCCTCCTTGGCATCTACATCTTTATCTAAAAATCTCATTAGTCCTCCCGACATTCTGCGCAAACCTTCTCAGGTACGCTAAATACGATAATAGTCTTGCAATCTTCTGCCCACTCACCACAAGTGCTGCAGTAGCCGTTAGTTCCTGTCACTTACATGCCAAACAGTAGTACGGAGTGCGTAGGTCTTGCTTATGGATGACAGTGACCTTACTGCAACGAGAACAGCGTGCATCAATTTCATCTGTACTCATTTTTGTACCTCGGGCTATCGCTGCTGCCCATTGAAGTGCGTCATAGACAGCTGTAGTAGTGCTTGACTCTTTCCACTTCTCAATCTTCTTAGCAATCTCCTCACGGAGTTCTTTCTCTTTTACTTCCCAAGTTTTTTCCATCATGCTCTTCCAAAGTCATCTTCAAGACGAACGATGTCGTCTTCGCCAAAGTAGGTACCTAGTTGTACCTCAACAAATACTAAATCATCTTTGCCAGTATTGCTAATTCTGTGGGCCATGCCTTCTTCAATAACATATGCGTCTCCGGCAAGACACATAGCCTCTTGGTCATTTAAACGAACTAGCCCGGTGCCTTGAACGACTACCCAATACTCGCTGCGCTTCTCGTGGGTTTGTAGGGATAGGCGTTTGCCTGGTAGCACGGTGATTTTCTTAACTTGGGTCTTCTCATCGGTGAAGATGGTTTGGTAGTTACCCCATGGTCTTGATTCGGTCATTTTCTTTTCTCCTTGTAATAGCTAAGCTGACCCTATCAAAGTTTTACATTTTTAGGGTAAGTATGGGTAAGATGTGGTTATGACCAACAAGATTATTTTTACCGATATGGATAACCCTGAAGGCACGCTAGAGAAGCCGAAACCAGCTAGTGAGTATATCCCCGAATGGTATAAAGAGTCTAAGCCTTATCTAGACCCATCTGGTAAAAAGGCTCCGCCACGCGATGGCTCTCCTTTGGCGACTATAAAGCGCTGTATGCCTCTTTGGGACATGATGACGGCTGGCTATATCATTACTTCTCCCTATGATATCTACATTCGTCAGACTCCAACTGGTCCGGAGTTCCAATGGGGCAATATTCCGGCGATTGCTTTCCAGTCAATGGGGCAAGTGCAGAAGCACCCATACTTTAGAGACATTAACTACGCGGTCAGAGTGGTACACCCGTGGTCTATCAAGACACCTAAGGGCTGGTCAGTAATGGTTATGGAGCCACAACACCAGGAGCCAGGCCCGCTAATTTGCTCCAGTGGCATTGTGGACACTGATGAGTTCTCATTGCCAATAAATATCTTCATTAAGCTTCGTGACCCTAAGTTTGAGGGAATGATTCCTGCGGGAACTCCTCTAGTTCAAGTTATCCCATTTAAGAGAGAATCTTGGGAATCTGAACTTGGCGGTCAAAAAGAAATAGCAAAGGCACATTCTGACCTTCGTAAACATATGACTGTCTTCTTTGATGCCTATAAGCGCTTCTGGTGGAAACGTAAAGAGTATAAGTAAGGCTACTGCCTAGCTTTTACAAAAGAAAAAAATATTAAATAGGGGAGGTACTACTCTTCACGTACAGGCTTTTCACTCAATCCTTTTTTGTGAATTGCTTTAGCCCACTTGTACCCTTCATCAGACATAATCCCTGAATGAGAAGGGTTCAACCCCATCTCTTGAGCATGTTTCCATAACGAGGTTGCTACACCCTTACGCTGGTGGTCATCCTCTACCTCTATATGGGCTATCTCGCCACTGTCACCAAGTTGTAAGACACCAATTTCTTTCTTTCCCTGTTTAGCCACAAGGTGGTGCCGTTCAACGCCCATATCGCCAGTTGTTAAATCTGGCTTCATTCCCTCATAGGAGACCTTAAACTGTGCTTTAGATAGGTTCTCTGATGCGCTCATTTTTTCTTAGGCGCCCTTCTAAACTCTCCTGTGGCTGTAGTAACTTTACGAGGAGGATTGTAACGAATGGTTCGTGTCTTTACGTCGTTTAAATCAGGAGTCTCTCTAAGGTGCTCTACTTCACTAACGTGAACTTTAGTAGGGCGAGTTATACGCTCTCCCCATTCAGCCCCTTGTGAGTCAGTATCGTTGTGCTCATCGTAGTCAGGGTTCTTTTCACTGACAAGTTGATTTTTGGCAATATGTGCCTTAATGATGATTCCTCGCTCTGGTGGGCGAGTAGTGTTCTCTTCATCGCCTTCCATGTGCCGACTTAACAACGCATAACTTTTAGCGTAATCGTAACTATGAGTCCAGTCTTTACCGACAGGCTCATTAAGTTTTACTTTTTGATTTTGAGTCTCAATACCCCTGAACATAGTGAGGTGATTGGCAAATTGATTAAGAGATAAACTCTCTGAAGCGCTCATGCTGTCATATTTCTTGGCGGTTTGTAAGTACGAGTTCTTGTTTTATACGTTGGTTCACCTTCAGGGGCGTCAGCGTTGTAACGAATTCTAGTTTCTTTATGAACCTTTATCTTTGCGTTAGGACGTACAAGCAGTTCATCGCCCTCGCCAGCAGAGGCGTATTCGTCTGCCATCTTTGCATGTTCTTCAGTGCCAGGCTTTAATACGGCTCTTTTGCTAACTGTTCCGTGAAGAACTGTTCCTTTAGTTTTGTTCCAATTAAAGTCTGAACCTTCTTCATCATAATAATCTTCATCTGTTGCGGGGTTTAGCGCAGGGATAGCCCATCCCTTTGCGTAGTCATGGTTGGCAGTCCAATTTACGCCTACACCTTTTTTACTAATTTTTCCGCCTGCTAATTGTAGGTTGATGCCTCGGTGTAGTTCAAATTGATTTTTAGATAGATTATCTGATGCGCTCATTACCTTATTCTAGATGCCGGTTTTCGCAATCACGAGCTAAACCGGGCACAACATAGCGTTTGCCGCATGTCTGACAGGTCCACCGAGAATAGTCTTCCATATGGCTCATTTTACGGCTACTGCCTAACCTCGTACCCCTCAACCGCGTCTGTCACCTGGCTAGACATCTGCGTAATTCATTCTAACTGTGGGGGTCTAAGTAATTTTCTTTTGCAATTCAATTAAGAACTTGTTTCTAAAAGAAGTTTTAATTGTTCTATCTCCGCACAAATAATTAAAATAACTATTGTTTGATAGCACTTTTGATAGCGTGATGAAATAACTATTGGCTACTGTGTTTTTTAATTGCAATCATTGTGCGAATAACACCAGACTATCGGCACACTTCTCGCGCTGTTATCAGGTACTAATCACACACTAATTCGCATTGTGTATCACTTACTAATTGCATTGTGTATTGCATACTATTTAATCTTCTTTAACAACTATGTTTCAATAACTAAATGATTCACTTCTACAATCACAATCATTACTATCTCTTATCTATTCTTCTCTCTATTATCTTTATCTATTACTCACTATTCATTCTTTATTGAAGGGGGCTACGCCCCCTTAAACCCCCAACC